TCGCTTTTGTGCGCGGAACAGCCGAAACAAACGGCGTGTCCGCAGGCGAAATGCGATAGACCGTATCAACAAGGTCTTCGCGGTTGGTCGTCACGTCATACGTGGCGACGGCACCGGTTACTTTTGCCATTTCTGATTATCCTGAAAGGGTTCTGAAAACTGCGGCGGCATCAGCGATGCTTCCGCTGCGGTTCAGTCTGTCCATCGCGTTCTTGCGCTTCGTTGCGTCCACCGCGCTCTTGCTCGTGGCTACTCCTGGACGCACTACGGGAGCCGTGGGCTTGGCAGCCTGGGGGCTGACCTTGGCCTTCGCGGCGCTCATTTTGTCGAACTGCATGGCCTTCCACGCCATCAGGATTTGCGGGCTTGTCACCCACTTCGCCTGATTTGGGTCGCTGAAAGTCTCGGCAGGAATGCCGTTTTCAATCGCCCAATTCACAATCGGCGTGATTGCGGCCTGGAATGTCTGCGGGCTCGCGAGTTCCGGCACAGCCTTGATGAGCTGCGGGCGGAATTTCTCTTCGACCGGCATCATTTGCTCGATGGCCCGCGCTTCTTCTTCCTTCGTAAGCTGGGCGAGCGCGTGTTGGCGCTGCTGCTGGACCTGGGAAAGAAGGCGCTCGGACTGATCGGCCTGCGCGTTCAACAAATGGTAGTGGTCCGGGTTGTAGTCGGCAGAACCCGGAGTCAGCATCGACAGCGGCGGTCGTTGCGGCTGGATCATCGAAATTACATGATCCGCTGCTTCGACGAACCGCAGACGGGACTGTTGTGCCTCCGCGATCACGGCCTCATTGGCCTTTCTCACATTGGCGGCTTCCTGGAACTTGGCGTTGACTGCGGCCTCGCGCTCTGCCTCGCGCTGGACGATCTTGTCCTGCAACGGGGCTGGGATGCTTGACCACTCCTCGGCCAGTTCGGCGGGCCATGATGGCGGGAGATCGACGGCTTCCGGCTGGGCCTCTTCGGCTGCCTCGTCCGTCTCTTCCGGCCCATCGTGGCTCTCGGCTTCGGCCTCACCCTCTTCAGGCTCGGCTTCGGCTTCGATCTCTTGATTGGATGCGAAACGTCCGCGTTCGTCACGGACCTTGTCGTTCTTGAATAGCTTGGCGGCGTCTTCGATGGAGATTTCGTCAGACGCGACTTCACTTTCAGCTGGGCCTTCGCCCTGGGCTGTTTCCGTCATTGTTCACCTTTTCGCTTGGTTTATTTAAGTCGTTTAAGCTCGCTGAGTTGGTGGCTTGCGAGCGTTCCGTCGCTCACCAGCGAGCCGAAATGCTCTTTCATCTTCCGGCACACCCGAACTGCGCGCCACAGGTTGTCGCGCTGCGCTGGATCGAACGTGTCGGCCCAGTCGGCGGCATATTGCGCCTCAACGGCGTCAATCGCCTCGTGGAAGTCGGACAGGTGTTCCTTGTATTTCGCACCGAGCGCAGCAGACTCGCGGAGCCTGCTTTCGTCGATGGTCATTTGCCCTTCTTTCCGAGCTTCGCGCGGGCTTTCGCCTTGATGCTGTTCTCGGTGGATTTCGAGATGTTACCGGCATTGTAGGACCGCGTTGCGCCGCCAACGGCTAGGCGCGCGTGCTTTTTATCTCCGATGGGAAATGAGCCGTTGGGACCGGCCTTCTTGCCGGGAACCTTACTGCGCGAAAGCTTCTTCATTTGCCACCATCCTTTGCCGCTTTGTCCTTGCGGGCGTGATCCCGCTCCGCATTCGTCACGGCCAGCTCATGCTTCTGCTGGGCGAGTTGGGCTTCGTGCTGGAACCGCATCTGGTCGAGATGGGCCTGCATCGTCGCCTTGACCGAATCCAGTTGCGCGGCGTGCTGCGCCTTCTGCTCGTCGAGCTGCTGGCGGGCGAACATCACTTGCGAATCGAATTGCTGCTTTTGCGCCTGCATCTGCCCCTGCATCTGCGCCTTGAAGGTTTCGAGCTGGAGCTGTGCTTGAGCCTGAACCATCTTCGGATCGGGCGGAGGCGGTGGCTGCTGGACTTGCCCGGTCTGCGGATCGACCTGCGGCTCGTTCAGATAGTCATCGACATTCTTGATGCCCGCAGCGTTGAACAGGCGCTTGACGGCGTTGTAAGCCTTGTCGGGGCCGATCAGCGACGCGAACGGGCTTGCGGCCAGAGCTTCCATCACAGACAGGACCGTCTGCGCCGTCACCATCTGCTGCGCCTTGGAACCAATGCCAAGACCCACGGAAATCGACACGTCCATGTCCGAGTTCCACGAGCGCGGGTCCATTTCGACCCACTTGCTCCTGAGCCTGATGATCCTCGAACGCGGCTGGTGATTGACGAGAATCTTCAGCATCAGCCGGAACAGGTCGCGAACGCCCGTCTCGGCAAAGATGCGGGCGATCATCTCTCCGCGTGAGTTTCGGCCCTCCTCCATGATCGCGGACTGAGTGGCCGTGATCTCGTTGGCCTTTTGCAACGTGTCGGGATCGATGCCTTGCCCGTGCTTGGAGATGCCGGTCCGCGATTCCGCCTGCTGCTCGACATAGGACAGCATCGGGAACGACTTGTCGGCAACGAACGATACCGAGAAATCTTCCAGCGGCGCGGCCTTGGTGCGGATGATCGCACCGGGCGCTTCCTGGAGAAGATCGGCAATCGTCGAGCCGTCGTCGCGCTCGGCTGCCTGTTGAACAACGGGGCGCGGATTGTTGGCGAGGTAAAGGTTGTCGAGCGTCTGCCGCCACAGGACCGTGGCGATCTTCTGCTCGTCGAGGATTTGATCGGCCAGCGACAGCCCGTAAACCTTGTGCGGCATCGGCGCAGGACACAGGCGTGCGAACAGCGAATATTCGACCTGTTCGTTGTAGAGAATGATGTTGTGCGAGCGCATCACCCGGCGAAGTTCGGTGATCCCGTCGCCGTCGTAATCTATGAGGACAAACTCGTCGTTGAAATCGACCAGTGAGTTCGCTTCGGTGCCAACCGTGTCCTCGCGGGTGGTCGAGAACTCCTCGTCGGCATAGCGGGCAATCGCTCTCGAATCGGTGATCGCGGTGTTGGCCGACTTGGACAGCGCCATCACCACGTCGCGCGGAAAGCCCATCTCGATCAGTTCGGACTTGGACTTGCGCGTGATGTGGGCCTCGTAAGGCGGGATTCGTCCCGGTCGGGCGTAGGGGCTGATCCGGTATTCTTCCGGTGGAACGTTCTCGATGCACAGCTTGCCGTCGCGATGGATGCGCTCGACATCGACTGTGAACAGCATCCCGGTTTCTTCGTCGGGACCGTATGGGCCGCCGATGATCCGGCAATCTTCGTTCTCGATCATCTGGAGCTGCTGGGCGTCGATATTCTCAAGCCGCTCGACGGTCTTGCGGGAATAGTCCTCCCAATACGCCTTGACGACGCCCACCTTCTGGAGAAGCGCGTCCTTGAACCAGTCGTGAAATATCTGGAACCCGCAATTGTCGTTGTGCAGGACGTAGTTCACATATTCCGTCGCCTGCTCGGCAACATCCTCGTCTTCCGGCCCGCGCGGCTCGAAGACGACCGTTTCCTCCGACGAGACGAATGGCTTCAGGATCGCGGCAAGGGCATTGTCAACCGTGATCGCAACGGTGGCATCGACGACCTGGCTTCGACCGGGACGCTCGTCGCCGTATGGACGCCGGTAATAGCGATCCAGCGCGTCCGCCTGCTCGGATGCGATCTCGCTTTCGTAATAGCCGATTGCGCGGTGCTCATGCTCGCTAAGGTAAGCGGCAAGCTCCTCGTCAGCCATCGGACCCGATGCGAGTTCGTTCTGCGCCTCGTCATGGGGCATCGGTGGTCGTGAAGCCATTCCTTACCCCTTTATCGCTCTAAGAACGAAGCTGAACCGCTCGCCGTCATCGTCGAGATGGACAGGTTCGAGATCGCCCTTCCACAGCCAGCGGAAGTCGGTCATTGCCGTTTTCCCCAAGCGTTCTTCGTATTGCTTCTGGCTGAGGAACAGCATCGTTCCCGGCGCGATGATCCGCGTGTGCGACGGATCGGCCCACGCCCACATCGACCGATAGCTCGGACAGAAGCCGAACAGCTTCCCGTCCGGTTTCAGGATGCGCCAGATTTCGTAAAAATGGCGGAAGAACGATTCGTAATCGCCCTGCCGTCCAAGATGCTCCAGAACGCAATAAGCGTGGCACTCGTCGAAACTGTTGTCGTCAAGCGGCCACGGTGTTTGCTCAAGATCGTGAACCACGTCCGCGCCGCAGTTCGGATCGTGGTCGATGGTGGTCAGGTCGGACCACTCGAAACTGTCCAGCGAGAGCTTCTTGGCGCGGCTGTTTCCGCAGCCGATCAGAAGCTCGCTCACACGACCCAGCTGGTGTTGTAGGTTATCGGCCTGGCTGGCGAGCGATCAGCGTGACCGACCGCGAAGTAGCGGAGCGCGTCTGCGTAGTGGCTCGTCCAATCGTGAAGCGGGTGAGTCCGGAACTCCTGCCGCTTCTCGTCATATTCGCGGCGGTACATCCTGAGAGCTTCGATGCCCGTCTTGCACTTGTCCTTGTCGAACCAGCACGTGGGCAGGAGCATCCGAACCGCCTGAATGCCGTCCGCTACCGGGATGTTCGGGCAGACCGTGATCTTGATGCCTAGGCCTTCGAGAACTTCCTTGCGGCTCTTTCCGGTGCCTAGCTCGCGAACCTCAACGTCGTGGGGCAGGTAGTGATTGCCCCAGACGTAATCGCGCTCCTGAAGCTTCTTGGCGTACCAGTCGAGGCCAACGCCTTCACCCTTGAGAACGTCGATCAATCTCGTTTCGCGGCCAGCGACCTGTATGAACCAAATCGCCGTCGAATCCGCGACGCCCAAGTCCCACGCGGTATGGACCGGCAATCGAGGGTCGTGAGGAACGCTGGTTATGCGCTCCTCGGCGTCGTTCAGTTCCTTGCCGTAGTAAGCGCCGCGAACAGCCGCCTCGAACGAGCACTCGTATTCCTGGGCGTATTCGTCAGCGCCCATCATCTTGCGGGCGTCGGCAAGTTCCTTGTCATCCAGAAGGCCCGTGGTTGACGCTTTCAGCATCAGCCGGGTCCAGTCGGGATCGTCTTCTGCGTCCGTCCAGAGCTTGTGGAACGTGTTCTTGCCCTTGGGCGTGCCGATGAAGCAGGCCCATCCCTTGCGATCAGAAAGCGCCGGTCGAATGACCTGGCTCCAGATCGTCGGGTCCATGTCCCCGAACTCGTCGAGAACAACGCCGTCGAGATAGATGCCTCTCAACCGATCAGGGTTGTCGGCACCGTAAATCCGGATTCGTTTACCACCGGGAAGCTCGACCCAAAGCTCGCTCTCGTTGATCTTGGGTTTGAGGAAAGCGGTGTATTCCTTGAGATAGACCCAGGCGATGTCCTTGGCCTGGTTCAACTGCGGGGCGACGTAAGCGAATCGTGGATTCGGCTTCGTGCATTTCAGAGCGCCGATGATCAGCTCGTTGATGTCGGCAACCGTCTTGCCAGCGCGTCTGTGGGCTACACCAATGAACCAGCGGGTCTTGCGTTGATGGAGCGGCTTGAACTGTTCGCGGACCTCGTAAGGCGAGCGGAGCTTAACCTTCTGAGGCGTCATTCAGA